GTTATATCGACCAGTTAAGAGGGTATGCTGAATCCTTAGGACACGAAGAAGGGGGTTGGTTAGTTATTGATAAAGCAGCAGGACATCTTTGTACTCACTTTGAGAACTTCAAGTATGATGACCCTATTACTGAGCGGATTGATTACCTTAAGTGTATGGTTAAAGATGATAACATACCAGACCAATGCTATGATTTAGTACCTGAGGGTAAGTCAGGAAACATGAAGTTAGCTATGGCGTGTAGTTATTGTATCTACAAGCAGCATTGCTTCCCAGATGTTAAGGTATTTGCATACTCAACAGGTCCAAGGTTCTTGGCTAAGGTAGAAAACTACCCTAAAGTTCCTGAGATTTATGATTACTTTGATGATAAGTAGAGTATAGTAAAAGCTTTCAGGGGAGAAGGGGAATGAAGATGGACAAGTCTTTTTGTGTTATTACAGATAAAGGTAAGAAGGTCTCTGTTAGTGATACTTTTTGGAAAAAAAGAATAGAGGGTAATAATTATCCAACTAAATACATTGCTTACTTAATCGAATACTTTGGAAGAGAGGAGGAGGAGAAATGAAAGTAGTGTTTTATGTAGCACCAGTTCCAGCATCTAGAGCAAGAGTAACCAGATGGAGTACCTTCTTTCCTAAGAAGTACACCCAGTTCAAGAAAGATATGGAGATGGCTCTGGGTAACACTACCTTCACACCTTCTACAAAGCTCATATACGCTCAACTAGACTTCTATGTACACATACCAAAGTCTTGGTCCAAGAAGAAGAAGTTAGCTAAGAATGGGAAGTTCTGTGATAACAACGCAGACATTGATAATTACATTAAAGCTATCCTAGATTCCTTAGAAGGTACTTATTATGAGAATGATAAACAGATAGTAATGATAAGAGCAAGGAAATATTACTCTGAGACCCCACGTATTGAATATACCCAAGAGGAATTAGATGAATAAGAAGAGCTTATGTGAAGCATTAGCAGAAGATTACGCAGATAAGGTAGCTAAGTCAGGGGGTAACTATGATGATGCCTACAACCACTACTTAGAAAGATGTAAGAACCGTAACGAAAAAGACCTACTATCTCAATATAAGGCAGCAGGTCTGGATTCGTCTGGGTTTAAGTGGGTCTAGTTATAACCATCGTAAGCTTTAGGATTATACATTTCAGTCTTCATTCTAATAAGAGCCTCAGGGGGTTCAATACCCTCACTCTCTAAGCGTTCTAATGTTTCTTCAATTAAAGCAAACTTCTCATTCTCTAATCTCTTAATCTCTTCTGACATACCTGGGGTGTCAACATTCGTATCGATATCACTTAGTTGCTCATCAATCTCATCAATCTGAGCTTTAACATCATCAATATAGTTCTGAATATCAGGAGTAACTGAGTCAGTTATCTTATCTCTAGCCATCATCTCAGATGCAGCGAATCTATCTGTATCTAACTGGTTCTCACCAGTCATGAAATCACCCTGAGCATTACGATTACCTGACAAGCCTCTAGTATTAGCTTGTTGTTGTTTACCTGCTTGTTTTACTGCCTTACTTATTGCTCTACCATAACCCATAATATTCTCCTATTAATTAAAATTAAACCAACCAGACCAGTCTACCTCTTGAACCTTAGGTTGTTTAACCCAAGCTGGATATTCACCATACATCTCTTTAGCTTCTTCAGCACCTTCGTCTGTCTGCCAATGAGGTGAGTCATTATTAACAGTCCAGAAGTTAGCACCTTCTCTCTTGTGCCAGCCTGGGCGTTCTTCTTTAGTTACATCTTCACCTTTAGGTTCTTCTTTCTTAACCTCACCTTTAGCTTTAGACCAATCACTACCTGTATTAGATTGTGACTTACCAGCGTTCTGAGCAGCTATATCACCAGCAAAGTATTCTTGAGCCATTAACTCATCTGCCATATCACTACCAGGTTCAGCAAAAGCATAAGAACCGTTAGCGTGTGTGAAGATAACCTTACCTTCTTTAGCATAACGCTCTCTATCAGCATCTACAGTCATTAGATTACCGTTAGCATCTCTACTTCCTGTAAGGTCCCTTGACTGAGTCTTAGGTTCCTCATAAGGGTTATTGACAGGTGGATGTCCAGTAACTATCTCACCATCATCAGGTGTATCCCCTGCTAAATACATAGCAGTACCAGCTCCAGCTACAGTAGCAGCTTCACCTGCCCTCTTCTTAGCTACATTACCAGCCATTGTATTGTACTTATCAACTACCGCTTTCTTTACTGAAGGCTTAAGACCTGTGCCAGCTACATTCTTAGAGATAGTACCAGGTTCAATACGTTGACTTACCTTACCACCTTTAGCTAGTTGATTAGCTTTAAGAGCAGGTGAAGCGAATATCTTATTACCTAACCAAGACGCTCCTTTTCTAAGAGCTTGTCCTCTACCGCCTAACATACCTGCTATAGCTGGGTCAATCTCTGTATCTAAGTCATACTTAAGACCACCTTCAGGCATAGACAAATCAATACCTTTATCTTCAGTTAATCTCTCATCACCTTGAACTAATTCATCTAGTTTATCTTCATCAACACCACCCGTGTCTTGTTGCTCACTGGTTAATGAATCAGCGTAGTCTTGGTCTACAAAGACTTCACCTTTATCAACATACTCAAAGTGTTCTAGTTCATAAACATTACCATCTTCAGCTGTATAATATCGCTTATCACCTTCATAATATACAGAGCCTACTGGATGTTGTTCTAAGTAAGTGTCTGTTTGTGTTCCTATCTGTATCATTTTATTTCTCCGTTTAATTAATCGTAATATCTACCTTTAGCTTCTTTACCATACTGAGGGAAACCAAAGAATCCCGTAATTACTCTTTCAAATCTTTCACCCCAACTAAGTTTAGTATCGAACATAGGTTTAGAAACAATAGGAACTGCCTTACCTAATAACCACTTAGGGTAATGATAGTTACCATCCTTGTCAATAAGAGATGGACCCATTGGGAATCCCTTCTTCATTGAAATCCATTGCTTGTTATACATACCTTCCATAATAGTTTTAGGTATTACAGAACCTTTGTTCATTAGGGTGTGAATAGGATGTTGTACCCAGTGAATAGGTTCAGCAATCTGTTTAGAGATTACCATAGACTCACCGTTACCTAGGTCTAGTTTATGAGAGTTATCACCGTACCAGAAGTCAGCTAGACCTTCCATACTAGGTTCCTTCTCAGAGAACATTTCAGACATTACCCAATACATAGCTGAAGTAGTAACACCTGCTCTTAAAGCATACATAGCATACATATTCCAAGCTTTAACCACTTGTTGTGCCTCAGGTGAATCCCATTCTCCCTTTTGAATACGTTTAGCTAAAGCTTTAGATACTTCAGGTAGTCCAGTAAAGGTCTTACCAATAATTCTAATGTTAGATATAGTCCAGTCAGGTGCAAACAAACCAAGGTTTAACCACCTACGTTTATTAACAGGTAGGAATTGAGCTAACTTATCAGCTACCTTACCTCTAAACTTATCAGGATTCTTAGAGGCATAGGTGTATAACCTAGTTGTAAAGTTAGCCCAATCTAATGAACCGAAGGCATCATTAGCAAATTCAGCTGCTAACTTACCAGCAGTCTTCTCATCCATACCACCCATGAGGATACCATCAGACATCAACTTCTCTTTATGTCTAAGGTAAGCAGCTAACTTAAATCTATCGTGTAGATACTCCCAAGTGATATGGTCAATCTTCTCAAAAGCGGTGTTAGCTAGATTACCAGCATAGCCAAACTTAGCAATGAACTTATCTATTTCAACCTTACCTGGGTTGACTAACTCTTGTTTCTTAATGTTAACAATCTGTAAACCATCTTTAATAGCTTCTGCTGCTAACTCTTTAAACTGTCCAGTTCCTAATTCTAAATCCTTCCAAGATACTTCTCTAGTTACTGTGTTACCATCCTTATCTTTAAAGGCAGCTTTAGCTCCAGTTTTACCTCTACCACCTAAACCTTTAATAGCACCAGATACACCCATAGAATACATAGCAGACATAACCAAAGCTTGAGCATGGAATAAAGAACCAAATACGAATACTCTCTTCAAGCCATTGTTTAGTTTTAAAGTAGCTTCCATAATATCTCCAGCAGCTCCTTTTCTCATTACAGCAAAGTGGTCATCAATTAAGTTCTTAACATCTGTATGAGCTACATACTCTCCTAAGGAAGGATGGTCGAAGGTTTCGTAATTCAGAGCATCTTGTCTACTAAGACCACCGTGTTTAGCATCTGTTTCTTTTAAAGAGTTAAATGCTTTAGTAGACATCATAGCTGGTATATGTCTACCTACTGTATCCATTGATAAGTTCATCATAGAGTTAACCATGTTCTTACCGTAGATAGCTCTAGTCATTGCTTGTGTATATAGAGATAAAGAACGAGCTGGGTCTGTAATTAAATCATCAGCTAACTCTGGATGCTTCTTAAGAATCTCTTCAATCGTACCTTTAATAGTACGTTTCTTAGCGTGTACTGTATCTTCATCACCCCAAGTCTTAACAAGGTTAGCGATAATCTTCTCATCAACATCATTAGAGAATAGGTGAGGGAAGTAATTATGTAAAACAGAACCTCGTTCCCCTTTCTTGAAGTCTCTTAAGTTAAGAGATATAGCTTTAGTATTACCATCTTTTAGAATACCGACTGCTTTAGCTTGGTCTCTAATCCCTTCTAAGAAAGCTACTGTTTTTCTTTGTAAGTCAGCTTCAACTTTACCACCTAAGGCTTCTTCTAGTTTCTTACCTGTTAATCCTTTTTCAATAGAATCAATTAGAGCTAGACCTTTATCTGTAGTATCGAATACATCCTCCATCTCTTGTGTTAAATACTGCATCTGCATCTCTAGTAACTTAGCATTAGCAGAGAAGTTCTCAATACCTTGAGCTACAGCTATCTTAACTTTCATTACTGACTTCTTTAAAGCAGCTGCATTAACTAATCTATAGGAGGAAGGACCTAAGGCTACAAGAGCTATACCTAAAGCAGGACCAAAGAACTCATTCTCATTATCACCAGACAAAGCATAACCAGCAACTGCAGCACCCAACATAGCTTTCTTAGGACTAGAGTCAACAAACTTACCTATCCTGCCTTGTCCCTTGAGTGTCCCTTGCTCTTCTCTAGCTATTCCTGCCTTCTGTCCTTTAGATTGTCTAGCAGCTCTAATGTTTCCAGAAGCAATAACTTCAGCTTCGTTCATAGGTTTAATACCCATAGCTTCTAAAGCTTCTATTGAAGCTCTAACTTCAATATTAATAGCTTCATCATCCATTAACATTATCTTACCATCAGCGTCTCTAGGGTAAGCAGCGTGGTCTCCATTCCTAACGTGAGAGGCTTCGTGTAGAACTAAGAATCTATTTCTATCAGCGTTACTCTTAAGTTGATAATCCATATCATAACCTAAGCTTAACAGTACCTTGTTAACCTTCTTCTTCTGCCTAGAAGTAATACCTTTAATCTTACCGTGTATATAACTTCTAAACTCCCTAGCTGATTTAACAGGGTTGATAACTATCTTTCCATCTCTACCTGTCTTAGCTAGTACCTTAGTACCCTCACTGTTTACTAAATTCTTATCAATAGTAAATTCAGGTAAACCTTCAGCTTGGAACTTCTCAGCATCTCTAGCAGCCAAGTCGCTCTTATTAGGTTCTACAGTCTTAGCATCTAACTTGTTTAATTCTTCTTGAACCATCTTCCTAGCTGTCTGTTCTAAATAAGCAGCATCAATAGCCTTAGGTTCAGGTCCCATTCGGAAGTGTTCTATCTCTAATACAGCTTTAGCTTTCTCTTGAGCTAACATTAAAGCTTTATAACCTTCACTGTTCTTAATGATTCTGTATTGCTCAGGTGTTAAGGTATTAAGTAACTCTTTGTTCTTGCCAGAGAATAGCTGTTGTCTTAACTCAGCTACGACTTCTTTACGTTCAAGCTCTAAAGCTTTATTATCGATATAGGTAATCATCTCACGCTTCTCAGCATCAAAGATTGTTTCCATTCCCTTACCTGAAGGGTTAGTACGCTCTTCAGTACGTTGTAAGTAAGTTCCTAAGATACCTAAGTCTTTAGCTTGAGCTTCCATTCTAGCTTCTTCATCAGCTTTCTTACCTGATTCTAAAGCAGCTTCTATCTCAGCAGCAGCTTTAGAAGCTGAGTCTTCACCTTTACCTATGTTAGGCTTAAGACCACCTGCTACTGTTTCAGTAACATCTAAATCAGCTGTCTTAGCTGTCTTAGTTCTAGGTTTACCTATATCGTTAATTATCTTAGATTTGTAAGCAAGTCCAAGAGAACCTAAGATACCAAAAGCTCCACCGAACTTAGCACCTTGTCCAACAGCTTCAGCATCTATAGAACCTGAATCTAATAAAGAGTAAGCACCTTCATATAAAGCACCTACCCCAGCACCCACAGCAGGACCAGAACCAGCAATAGTTAACCCTCTAACAGCTTTAGATTTAATACCAGCTATCTTTCTAACTATTCTATCAATCATACTAACACCTTTAGCACCTTTAGCAGCAAGACCAAAGTAAGCTATCACTGATAAAGGTAAATCTTTAAGGGTTTCATCAGCTAAGACACCAGCAATATAAGTAGGGTTCTCGTAAAGTAACTCTAGGAACTTACCTAGACCTTCATCGTCTTTTTTATCTAGACCCCATCTATCATTGAATGATTTACCATCTTCATCCATAACAGCATCCATATCACCACCTAGAGTATCAGCAACGTAGTTTAAGTCAGATTCTAGTAATTCTTTCCTATCAATAATCTCATTGTATTCATCTACCTCAGCTTGAGAGAACTTCATACCAGCTTCAGCAGCCTTCTCGTAAGCAGCTTGTCTCTCTTCTAACTCAGTAAGACCATAGTCAATAGCATGACGTTGTACAAACCATTTATTCTGAGAATCTTCAGAAGCAGCTCCACTTAAGAATAGACCAGTAAGACCAGAAGTAGCCCATTCACCGAAGCCTTTATCACCAGTAACTACATCACCGAAAGTAAAACCTTCACTAAAGGTTAAAGGGTCAGGTTGTCCAGCTGATTGTAATTCATCATAAGCTTCTTGAATCTTATAGTCGAAGTTATAATCGGCAGGGTTGTATCCCATAATTAATTACCGAAGTAAGAATGTTCACTAAATTGCTTATCTTTCATACCTTTACCAGGTCCTTTAGAGAAGAACCATAGTATCGGGTTCTTTTCAAATAACTCAAGGTCTTTAGGATGATTCATAAAGTATTCAAAACCTTCACCACCTCCACTACTACTACCTACAAAGTCTCTTCTACCTAGCCAATCATCAATATAGTCTATTTTATTCTCTCTTATAAGCATATCTTTAGGCATATTCTTTTCAAAAGTGTGTGTTTTATCTCGAATAGAATCTAAAGAAGACCGCACTTTATGTACTCTACTTAGTACGTTATTCGCTACTTTATTCTTTTGATACATTTCACCTAAAGCTGAAGCATTAGGGTCTACTTGAGGGATATTAGCCGTATTCGCATAACCAGCTTTTACATTCACACCTAACACTGCACCTCTACTAGAAGCAGCATCAGGGTCAACTACAGCAGTAGTAGAAGTATTTTCACTACCAGTTCTAGCTAAGTCTAGTTTCTTAGTAACATGACCTAAAGCATCTTTCCTATACTTCTTACCTAAGAAAGAATCTTTAGCAATCTTCTTAGCTTTATCATAAATACCTAATTGTTTCTGATATTTAGCCCTACTGTTAGAGTCAGTCTGACCACCAGTATATTGCTCCATTGACATAATAAGGTCATCTTCAGAGTTTATAGTAGCTAAGGTAGCCTCATCTTTAATACCAAAGTGTTTCTTAGCGTATCCTCTGTAGAAGTTCTTACCAGCTTGACCATAGTTCCACTCAGCTTCTAACTGAGGTAACTGAAGCATAGCTCTATTCTTCATCTCCATCTCATCAGTCTTAAGCCTAGATTGTTTATCAGCTTGGAAGTTAAGCATTGCTTGTCTAGCGTGCTGAGCGTGTCCAGCTTGTGCTAACTCGGTAACTAAAGCAGTATTCTCTTCCTCTGTTTGAGGTGGTCCTTTCCTACTACCTAGAATCTTATCTAGAGAAGAAGCCTTCATCTCTTCAGGAGTAAACTGACCGAAAGCTCCCATAGTTTGGTCTGTAAGCATACCACCTAGTTGACCCATAGCAGACACAACACCTCTACCAGGTGTCATATTAGCTAAAGCATTACCTTGTGTTTGTCTTGCTTTAGTACGTGCTGCTCTAATATCAGCTAATGTTTTATATTCCATAACTTCTCCTTATCTAGGTTTAGGACCCCATCTATCATTAATACTACTTGCAAAGTTAGTACCGAAAGCTGAAGTAGCATCAGACATAGTTTGAGCAGCAGTTGCTTGAGCAGCAGCTCCAGCTTCAGCTATAGTACCTTGGTCTGAACCTAACCCTCTACCTAATGCAGCGTATTTATGAGGTAATAAACCAAGAGATTCAACCATACCAAGGTCAGCAGCTTGTCTTCCTCTGTAAGTATCAATAAGAGCTTGAGCTTTATCGAAACCAGCAATCTGTGCTTGAGCATCTTGTTGTTGTTGAGCATCTAATAGAGCGTTCATTTGTTGACCACCACCAGTAGAACCGAACATACCTTGAGCTACAAGTCTATTCTCCATACCTAATCTTTGCTTCTCTTGCTCTGGAGCATAGAGGGCTTTCTGTTGTTCATAGAACTTCTTACCAGCAGCATAAGGGTCAGCACCTAAAGCTGATACTTGACCTCTATTAACTCCAGCTGATGACATATAAGCATCATATTCAGACTGTAACTCAGGAGAGAGGGTCTGTAATGAAGTCCTAGTAGTAGGGTCGAAGGAAGCAGCTCCGAATAAACCACCTGTATTCCAAGGCATCGCAGCTTCAGCAGCAGCTTCATACGCCCCTTTAGTTGCATCTGCTGCTCTACCTGCCCCTTTATATGCTAGATATCCAGCACCTAAAGTAGCTCCTATTCCTGCGGCATCTTTGCCCCACTTATCCCACCATTCTGCCATACATTACTCCTTAATATTCTGATACACCGACTACATCGGCATAACCTTGTTCATCAGCAGAGGACCAACCACCGCCATCTGACACACCTACTGCTGTATCATTCCTTGCTATTTCGTTTAAATCTATACTAGGACTATCACCAAACCCAAAGAAGTTACTGACAGATTTACCAATATCACCAAACATACCAGTGAAGTCACTTACAGATTCAGGTTCTTTACTAGGGTTCATCAGAGAGCTTCTATATTCAGGGTCTCTCCATCTCTCTTCACCACGTCTATCATAAGCTTCCATCATCTCAGGGTCAACGCCTTTATTTCTAGCTAAACCACCACTTACTGCGTTCATAAAGTTATCGTAACCTTTAGTTCCTTGTTCTAGACCCATCGCTGTAGCCTCTCCATGCCAAGGGGAGTCACTCATACCTTCAGTATAAGTAGGGATGTATTCACCGTTTATCTCATTACCAATTAAAGAGTTACCTAACCAATCACCACCAAAAGCACCTGCTTTACTTAAACCTATAGCCTCTTGCATATTAGAAGCATAAGGTACAGCCATATTAGCCACAGTCATAGCAGATAAATCAGCTAAAGGATTAACACCATAAGAGTAATCACCGTAACCGATAAGACCATGCCCCAGCATACCACCACCAGCTAAAAAGTTAAGACCTTGAGATATTTGTCTTCCACCTACTAAATCATCATCTAAATTCCACCAATCTCTAAAGCCTTGCTCTGGTGTCCTAGGTACGCCTGGAGGTGTATCAACACCACCATCACCTCCACCTCTATTTATAATATCAGCACCAATCTGAATAGGGGTAACTTCAGGAACACCGTACTCAACACCACGTAGCCATTGAGGTATATTACCATCAGCAGTGAGCATACCCTGCTGTGCCATATTAGCTTTTAGATTGTCTAATGCTGTTGTCATTTAAGCTGTACGTTTCCACATATATACAGTGATATATGGGTTCATAAGGCTGTGCGCATCACCACCACCAGTTGAACCAATCCACGAAGTTCCAGCATTGTAGGCAGCTGTGAATCCGTTACCTACGTGACCTTTGTTGGAGCCTGATGCGTGATAGTCGCCATTATCATTACGTCCTGTAATTAAATCGTGGTCGTGACTAGGTATTTCATCAGTTGTTAATGTATGTGTCTTAGCACCACCAGTTTCTTCAACAGTATCAAAGTCTGTATCACCAGTATCAACACCTATTATCATTTTACCTGCTGCAAATGAGACCCATGTAGTGCCACCGATAGCTGCAACAACCGCTGCTGAGTTAGCGTAAGCTGTTACTGTAGTAAATATAGCACCTACAGGATAAACAGCATCTACAATATTTGCTGCTGATGTTGCAGTTTCAACAAAAGCAGTTGTAGCTACCTGTGTCGTATTAGTTCCAGCAGTTGCTGTTGTAGCACTGAAGGATTCTGAAGCTGAACCATTAAGGTCTGCCTTAGTATTAACCGCTGTTTGTACAGCTGAAAACTCAGTATTAAAATCATCACCTGATATTACCTTGGCTGCATCGGAATCAGATAAGGCATCTTTACCTGACCAAGCTACCGCTATTGTATAGTTACTCATCGTATTTTCCCTTGTTTAAATAATAAAGTCATATCTTGCAGAGAAGCAGTATATCCAGCTGTCTCACCATTCATCTCTATTTGTAAATATTTAGCACTACCAGTTAACGGTATGTTATATTCCTTCATACCAAGAACAGGTGTGTATTTAGAAGACCCATATAGTGATGTACTCGCTCCAAATAAAGCTACAACACCTGTACTTACTGGGTTTAATAAGAAGTTAGTAGTTTTAGAAGGTGTTACATTAAAGTCTTTATACCACTTGATACCTATAGTAGTACCTGAACCACCTTCGATAACGGCTTTAAGCTTCTTCAGTAAAGAAGCAATAGCACCTTGACCTAAATCTAACCAAGTAGATTTAAAAATACCTGTATATGAAGCTGAGGTATAAGTACCTCCACTTACATAGTCCTTATCATAGTAGCCCTCATAAGTAGAAACTGAACCTGCTTGTTGACCTACTAATAAATCTTTAGATTCGGTATAAGCAAAGCTAGACGGTTCTCTGTTACTATCAAAAGACCAAGTAGTTAAACGAGGTGTACCTGAAGGTGTCTCATGTTTTATATCAAAGACATAAGTGATGTTATTATCAACAAAAGATAAGATATAAGTACCTTCGTTCTCTACATAAACAGCCTTAGCATTTGAACTCTGTGATATGTTCCTGGTTAACGTATCTTTAATTGTTAATGATAAATCTTGTAAAGGTACATTATCTTTCTCAGTAGTTCTACTTAGAGACCTAACACCTGTACTAGATAAGAAGTATAAATCATCACCTACAGATTGAACTGTATCTCTCGAAGCACAACCAACACCTCTAATGACTTCATCTAATGCCATAGTAGTAGGTTCATCAGGTCCATTGTAGATAACAATATTATGCTTACCGAAGATTACTAACTTACCATAGAAGGGTGCAATAGCTATAATCTCATCAGTACCCCATACAGTCTTTAAATCAATAGAACCAGCAGCACCTGAACCCCACTTATGAGCATTTAAAGTATCAGAGTAATAAATAACATCCTTTTCCTCTGCAATACCACCTACCCACAATCTACCGTAGTATCCTGTTCCACACCTAGGGTTGAAAGTAGTAACACTAGCGGGAGCTGTGTAGCCAGAAGCTGAAGTAAGTGTTGCCCAAGTTCCAGCATCATACTCAACAGGGATATGTCCAGATTGAACACAATACATCTCACCTTTAAAGGGAATCATCTGCCAATCTGAAGCAGTACCAGCTGTGAAAGAAGAAGTCCAAGGTGTATCAGGGGTAGTAAAGTCTACTGTGTACATCTTAGCACCTACCGCAGCAATGATAGTTGAACCTACTTCTGCAATAGCTCCTATCTTTAATGCAGCTGAAGAAGCACCATCAGTGTTAGCCAAGACATTCTGCTTTAATCCCTTCCTGAAAGATATACGACCTGACTCTCTAAGAACAATGTTATCTGCCTTAGTTAGCCAACTAGGGTCTAAAGCAGAAGGATTTGCTTGGAGGTTTAGACCATTTAGTCCTACATTATCTAAAGGTTTAAATTGTAGGTTAGCGGACATACCAATCACTCTCATATTGAGTATTACCACTATCAACCATAATAGATTGATTGAGAACTTCTTTATATTCCATAGCTATAACACTAGATTGAGTACCACCGTCTTCACCTCGCTCAGCTACAGCTCTCATCCAAGCACCTATGATAACTACCTTCTCAGGTATCTTAATTATAGTAGAAGCAGTTTTCAATTCATCTTGATACTTGACCATATCGAATGAAACAGTCTGTACTGAATTAGGTTTAGGTTCTAAATCCACTTTGAGGTTGTTAGAAGAGTCAGAACCGTTGAAAGCATAGTACAAAGGCTCACCTGAGTTCTCACTAGGATAAAGCGTGGAGTTGATATACTGTCTTGATACTTGTACTAGCTTAACACCAGTAGATTGATTAATAACATCAATAATCTTAATCTCTTGACCAGAGGATAGGTTGTAGTTTCTAGTACCTGATACGGTAGCTACATCTACAGTTTCACGTAGGACTAACCAGTCATGATATGATTCTATATTACGTTTAGAGTCGTTAATCAGTGAGCCAATAACCTTTTGATAATCAGTTACTGTTGTACTATCATTGATATTACCCGACCAATCGGTAGCAATGGTGTCTTCTCTCAACCTGATTAGGACTTCATTAATGAGTTCTCTAAAGGTCATAAGGTTCTCCGTTTGTTGACATTATAATACTAAATTAGTAGTTAAATCAACTACTTAGCTTTCTTTTTCTTGCTTTGTTTAGCAGGTGCTTTCTTAGCAGGTGCTTTAGGCATTTCATATCTTAGCATTATCTTCTCCTATTTATTACAATTACAATCACATACTAATGTCTGTGGCTGTGCTTTCGTTACATCTGGTGCAGGGAACATCATCTGACTTCCTGTACTCATCATCTGTTGTGGCATATTAAAGAAAGCATAAGTACCAAGTGATATCATTGATAGGTACATCACTATGTATTTATTCATTACTTAACACTCCTTACTTGACCTGTTCGATTTCATTAGATGTTGAACATAACGCCATACAGGTCGTTTCTCAGTACCGAAGTTTACTTTAATCATTTGATTTTCTCTTTAAAGAATACTCTCTCAGCGTGTTCTGATTGTTTACCTGGGTTAAAACTACTTACAGGTCTATGGTAGCCCATGACGCGTGTCCAAATTTCACACTTTTGTCTTTCTGCATTGTTCATTTATTACTCCTATTAATTTCTAAACCTTTACAATCTTTCATCAATCATATCAACGACCTTTTGCCAACTGAGCGCCAAAGTAAAACTCAATGATAAGTGTAGCCCATTCAAACACCTCATTCAATTTGAGCATACCTTTTACTGTTACATACTCAATCTCATCTGCTGTGACTTGAATACCTAGTAGTGAAAAACCTTCTCTTACTGTTGGTACGACTGTTTCTACATTCCATATTACAGGTGCTATCTGAGTGAATACAACTAATGCTAAGATAACAAAGATAATGACTCTACGATTCAGTGCTGCCATAGGTGACTCTTTACTCGCAGTATCTCTAGCCTCTTGAATAGATTGTGACCTTGCTGCCAACACATCTAACATCTGTGTGTGTTGTTCTTGTTTGGCTTGTTGGTTAAGCGCAAACAGCTTCATTAAGAAGCCTCCGATGATAGGTGCTATACTTGTTAGCAGACCCATCATTTCAACCAACCCTCTAACTTAGTAATAAAACGATTACAGATTGATTTAATCTTAGTTAGCAGAGTTACCTTTATGTATCTGCCTTTTGAATCTCTTACTTTTTGATTAGTCCTTGCCACTGCCTATCCTCATGTGTTTCCATATCTGGTCAATCTTCTTAGACTGTTCAGTAATCATAGCCTTAATCTCACTTGCTTCAGTCTTGTAGTCAGATTTAAGTACATAGTCTCTAGGCATATTAGATTGACAACTATTCATCGTATGCTCTAACTCTTTAACATCAGCCACTAGGTTCTTAACAACCCAAGCGCTGATTGTGGATAGAGCACCTACTGAGGCTAGTATTATTTCTGAGAGTTCCATTCATAATCCTTATGGCTTAGGAAACTCAGCCTTAACAGCAGTAATAGCATCATCAAGAGTTGTAGTATTATTCTGTCTATCCCAGTAAGCCATATCAGCTTGTTCGGTTAGACTTGGGTATGCTTCTGCTCTTTTCTCAGCGTAAGTCATATTAGCAATTCTATCAGCTTCTTCTTGAACAGCTACATCAGCAAGTCTTTGCTTCTCTGTAGCGTGACCATCAACTAAACTTTGGTAAGTTGTGAAGTCTGTAATAGTTTCATTAGGAGTACCATCATTAAATTCAATCTCACCTGTTGAACCATTCCATTGAATAGCCCATACGTTAGATGGTAATACAAAGTCAAAGTTCATATCTTCACCATCAACCATTACCACTTTATCTTCTTTTACAATACACACGTTCATTAGTGTTCTCCTAATAATTTACTTTTTTTACTTACAATATCGTTAAACTCTGCTTGACCTTTAACTGTTTCATTTCTCAAACTCTCTAGTGCTTCAGTCTGACCTCTGTTGGTCTTAGACATCTCCACTTGTAGCATAGGCATCCAAGCCATAGAGCAAGCCCAATCATCTACTTCCTTGCCTGTGTTTGGGTCTAGTCCTACCATCTTAGTGTACCAAGCACAACGCTTGATAACACCATCCACAGCTTCTTCACAGGTTGAGCCTAGAGGGCAAAAGAACTCTACTTCTAATGCCATTAGTCTTTACTACAGACAATCATATCAACATACTTAGGTGTTGTGATTGCTCCACTTAATGAGTGAGAGTGAGAGCTTGAGCCACCTGAACTATCGGTATATGCGGTACTAAGGTCGTTGGAAGTAGAACCCCTCTTATATATACCTCCTGTACTTTGGTCTGTAGATACGGTAATGCCGTGAGTATGACTAGGCATCTCTGCTGTACTCAACGTATGCGCACCCGCACTTAAACTGTGAGCAGGACTAGATACAGCAGCAGTACCACCTGTTCCACCACCTGTGCCACTAACAACTCTTAGTATAGCATCTGTATTAGTAGTGTCCTGTGTCCAACCTGTAGGTGCTGACGCTTGGAAGAAGGCTACCTTAGTTCCACTAGGCATACCACTAGCTGGTAGATTAGTCAAAGCACTACCATCAATAGCAGGTAAAGCACCCGTAAGTTTACTTGCCGCTAATGCTGTAATGTCTGTACCATTAGCTAAATTACTCATTTCAGTTGCCATTATTCTTTCTCCTTATGTTTAAGAGTCATTGTGATAGAAGCAGTACCAGAGTTACCTAATTCTACATTAACATCATTAAGGGATATTGCACCACTTGATTGTAAAGCCATAGATTACTCCTGTTCTATAGTTATACAGCGATTGCTGCGGTCACTGCCGTCATACTCTCAGTAGTCCAGAAATCCTTAGCAACCATAAGCGTTAGATGTTCTTGATTACGAGACTTCATATCTGCCCAATCTTCTGCTGACATATCTTCTGGTTGTCCTGCGTTGATTAGGTCTACACTGTCACCCATTGCTGAGTAATGTTGTGCGATTTCTTCTGTTGATGGTACTTCAATTGTTACGTCTGACATAATTATATCCTCGTGTTATTTGTCTTCTAGTTCTTTAACTTTAGCCGATAGTTCCTTAACTGCTGAAAGCAATACACCAACTAAACCGTTATAGTTTACTGACTTTATTCCTTCTGCATTTTCTGCAATTAGTTCAGGGAACAGTGCTTCTACTTCTTGTGCAATAACACCAACACTGTCTTTCTTAGTGTCTGTTCTCGTGTAAGATACACCTCGAATTTTATCTACTGCATCTAAAGCATTAGGTATTTCCTGAATGTTATCTTTGATTCTTTCGTCTGAGAACGCTGTGATGTCATCAGTAGCATAAATAGCACCTGTCACATATAGTTTCTGTGACTGAGTAGTTGAAGCACCTAAGTGAACATTACCCGTACTAGTATTACCATAAATAGTGTTACCAATATTCAACTGGTTACTAGCGGTAGCTGATGGAGCGTCTATATTAGCACCAATGATAATATTAGATGAACCTGTGGTGATGTTGTCACCTGCTTGATAGCCTAGTGCTGTGTTGTTAATACCTGTGGTGTTATATACTAAAGCAGACCTACCAATAGCTGTGTTATAACCACCTGTGGTGTTAGAGTATAAAGCAGACCTACCAAGAGCTGTGTTGTTAATACCTGTTGTATTCAAATATAAAGCAGTATAACCACTAGCTACGTTATTATTACCTGTGGTGTTAGAGAATAAAGCCTGATAACCACT